AAGCCGAGTGTTCCAAACTAACTGGCCTGTTGGCGCATTCAATAGCATGCGCATGGAACTACATCCACGCGTAAAGGCAGGCATATTCGGAGAATCAAATGACTAGGGGAATCACGGTTAAACTACCCACACATAAGGTAGTTACCGCACTAGAAGCCAAGTTAGCAATAGTCAAAAAAGATTATGCTAATCAAGAAGCATATGAAACCAAACATCAAAAAGCATATGCTGCATATCAAAAAGAACTAACAGATTTTGCTATTGCTAATGTTAAAAAAGCATTTAATTTTAGAACAAACTACCGTGCATGGAATAGTCAACTCAATATTGACTATGATATTACAGTTGATGAAAAAAACTTACCTGTATGTCCCGAACGGGAATGGGAAAATATGTCATCACATGAATACAAAGAAACAGTAGAAGATATTAGTAATGCTCTATCAATTCTACGTATGACAGATGAACTAACAGTTAATGCTTCAACAATGAAGCAGATAGCAAAGTATCTCTAACAAGGGGGAACAATGACAGTAACTAAAAACAAATCAGCATGGGTACGTGGTGGCACAGCAGTAGAGGCTACCTCTGCTGCTAGTGCAGCCACACAAGCAGGACTTAACTGGACTGTACGCACAGCACCATTGTTAGCAGAGGCAACGCCTTTAACTATGGATACTGATGGTGTAACACCAGCCACCTACATAGATGTAAACAAGAAGCAGGCTATTATCCGTGAGGATAACAGTACAGTCATTGGTATTGTAGGTAACAAGTATAAAATGGTACAGAACATGGAAGTATTCAATGCATTAGATACACTAGTAGACTCAGGTGATGCACGCTATACCGCAGCAGGTGAGTTCAATGGAGGCTCTAACATCTGGATGCTACTTGAATTACCGCAAGGTGTAGAGGTAGCCAATGACCCACATGCTGCGTTCCTATTGGTTAAGACATCACATGATGGCTCATCATCAGTAGTAATCAAGCCAGTCATTGAGCGTTTGTTCTGCGCTAACCAAGTTAACGGCTTGATTAGTAACACAGGTAGAAAGTACAATGAGTACACATACCGCATGACACACACAACTAATCAAGAGTTATCTATTGCGGACATCCGCAACATTACTAACTTAACATACACTGCTATAGCAGACTATCAATTGGTTGCTAACAATTTGTTACGCAAACCAATGACACGACAAGAAGCAGTTAACTTTTTCAAAAGAGTATGGCCTCTACCTACTACAGTAGAAGATAAGCCATACGACCTACTCACCAGAGGTGAACGTAAGCAACAGACTATTGCTAAAGATTCCCGTGCTAAAGCATGGTCTATCTACAGCGAATCAGAAACACAAGAAAACATCAGAGGCACAGCCTTTGGTGCATGGCATGCAGTAGTAGAACATGCTGACCATTATGCGACAGGTGGCGCGAGTCGCCTTGCCGCTGCCACCTTGAGTGGACGCAATGACAAGATAAAGACCAAGGCTTTATCTCTGCTAGTATAGGTTTACCTTAACATGGGTAAAGCGCATCAGAACTGTATGGTTTCCGTTCATTTCCTATACAGTTGCTGCCTTTCACTGGGTTGTCCCGCCAGTGGCGCACACGGGGCACACACAAACAACGAGAGGAACACATGAACACAATCACAATCATGTCAACAGTTGAGGGTACACCTAATGTAACCTATACTGAGGGCGAAGTACTACGTTACATTGAGAAAGCAAAAGGTATAGATGAACTCAACGACTTACTCAATAAGCAATACCAAACTATCCGTAGTATTAAAGAGAACGTCCGTGACTTCTTCAGTGAAGGTCAATGGGATAACGGTGAGTTCACAACAAGTAAAGAAGACATCAATGAATTACTTGAATCCATTGGTGCCAACAAACTTACATCTAAATACAATGCAACATACACAATCACAGGTACCTTCAGCGTAGATGCAGAAAGTGCAGAAGATGCAGAGGCTGCGTTTACAGACAATGTAACAGTTGACTTCTATGATGGTGACATTGATGTTGACCAAGTAGAAGTACATGATATGGAAGAAGATAACTAATGGCAGAGTACGTACCTTATAGACCATATAAAGGTACGGCTGGATGGTCAGGCACTGATACATCTAAGGCTCGTGCTATAGATAACATTACATCTGGTCGGGAAAAAAACCACCAGGTGTTAGCGTTGAAGTATTTAAAAAGTCAGGGTGTTAATGGTGCTACTTGGAAAGAGTTAGCAGTGGTAACAGGTTGGCATCATGGTACTACTAGTGGTACGTTGTCAGTACTGCATCAGTCAGGTGCTATTGTGCGTGCAGTAAAAGCACGCAATAGATGCAAGATATATGTGCATCAAGATTACAAAGACAACGTCATGCATGAAGTGTATAAGAAACGAGAAAAACTTTGCCCTCATTGTGGCAATGACATCAATGCATGACACCTGGCATGCTATGATGTGTGGGTTAGGAGTGGTGGGGTTTCGGTTCTCTCCTTGTTCCCACCCTCCTGACCTATGAACAAGGGAGAGTTATGTCAGAAGTAGAAATATCAAGAGATAGATACGGTAGACCTATGGTTGTGCCACCTAAAGGTGGTAAACCCGTGCCGTATACACGGACTACTACAGTTGCAGGTTCATTAGATGATGGCACTGCATTAGTAGCATGGAAGTTACGCATGGCTGCAGCAGGATTAACACTGCGTCCTGACCTACTGTTGGCTGCAAGTGCAGCGAGAGACAACAAGTTAGAGATGGACAAGTTAGTTGAAGATGCTATGACTGCAGCAGGTGCAACAGCGCAGGCTACAATAGGTACAGCAATTCATACACTGACAGAGAAACATGACAGAGGTGAAGACCTTGGCGTGATACCAGAAGATTATGTTGCAGACATACAAGCATACGCTGATGCAACTAAACACTTTAAGAATGTATTCATTGAACAGTTTTGTGTGCTAGATAAGTACAAGATTGCTGGCACACCTGACCGCATAGTTGAATACAAAGGTGAGTTGTTTATCTCTGACTTAAAAACTGGTAGTATTTCCTATCCAAATAAAATTGCTATGCAGTTAGCCGTGTATGCGCACGGCCTGCCGTATAACCCCGCTACGGCAGTCCGTAGTAGTTGGGGTGGTGTCAACCAAGATAAAGGAATCATTGTCCATCTACCAGCAGGTAGTGGTAAATGTGAACTACATTTCGTTGACATCAAACAAGGTTGGAAAGGTATAGAGTTAGCAATGAAAGTCCGTGCCTTTAGAGACACAAAAAAATCCCTAGTAACATCTATTCAAGGAGAATAAATGGCAAGTACCGAATCACCAATCAGTATCACAGTCAAATCAGTAGCAGGTTCTCTTGTTACATTACGTGCTGACACAGCAGAAGAACTAGACCAACGTGTTGCATTGTCTATTGCTTCTCTTGCAGCAGCAACACAAGAACTAGAAGCAGCCATCCGCAATGTACTAGCAGTCAATGCAGCAGTACCACCAAACCCAACAGTTGCATCAATTGCTACATCATTTGGAGCAACAGATGTTATTACACATACAGCACCATTTGTTCCAGAAGCATATGCTCATGTAACTGATGGTCAGCGTCTATGTCCTCACGGTACAATGACACGCATCCATGGACTAACAGGTAAGTTCGGTCCATACAAGGGTCACTTCTGCCCTGCTAAGCAGGGTGATATGACTAAGTGTACTACTCAGTACATCAAACAAAATCAACCAGAATGGAATAGTTTCCAAGCCGACCAAACAAAGGCATAAATGAAAACATTACGCCGTAGTATTGGCAAGCCTGAGGTAGGTGGGGAGCCGTTAGCCCCACCATTTCAGGCGTTTCAACGTGAAGGTATTATCTTTCGCCGTGCTGAAGTATCAATAATTGCTGGTACACCAGGCGCAGGTAAGTCATCTATTGCATTACATATCGCAGCAAGACTAAAACAACCGACATTATATTTCTCTGCTGATACTAATGCACACACTATGGCAATGCGTTTGCTTGCTATGAAAGCAAAGATAAGTCAAGCACATGCAGAACACATGTTAAAAACACAGCCTAAGAAAGCAGAAGAATTCTTGCGAGAGTTTTCCAATTTATACTGGTCATTCGAGCCAAGCCCTACCCTTAATGATTTAGATGCAGAAGTATCTGCATTTGAAACTATGTGGGGTAGAAGTCCAACACTTATCGTAGTAGATAACCTTATGGACATAGCAACAGATGGCGGAGAAGAGTTTGCTGCTATGCGACAGGTTATGAAAGAACTCAAGTATCTTGCAAGAGATACCAATGCATGTGTACTAGTGTTACATCATACTAAAGAAGGTGCTCAAGGTTTTCCATGCCAGCCACGCTCAGCGTTGCAAGGTATGGTAAGTCAGGTACCTGCTATGGTATTGACAGTAGGACAGATGATGCAAGGACCAGACGCATACTTATGCGTAGCCCCTGTTAAAAACCGTTACGGTAAAGCAGACTTTACTGGTAACACATACGTATCTTTATCCTTTGACCCAGCCTCTATGTATTTAGAGGATGTAGTTAGAGACTATAGACAAGTGGAGATGAAAGTATAATGCCAAAGTATAGGGTCACATACTCACAGTATAAAGTAAAAGTTATTCGTGCTTCTTCGTTAGCAATAGCAGAAGAACGTGCAAAGAAAGCAGAGACAGGACGTTGGGAACTAACAGAAGTTAGAGACGAACCTAACGAATGAGTAGCGCAGCCAAAGCGAAAGGCTCAGGAGCAGAACGAGATGTAGTTAAATATCTCAAGGAATGGTTTCCTTATGTAGACAGACGCTTGGCTGGTGCAACATTAGATAAAGGTGACATCAGTGGTATACCTGGTGTTACTATAGAGATTAAAAACCATGCCAAGATGGACTTGGCAGGTTGGACAGAAGAGTTGATAGTCGAGATGGCTAACGACAAAGCATGGACAGGCGTGGTGTGGCACAAACGTAAGGGCAGGGGAAGCCCCGAAGATTGGTACTGCACCATGCCTGGCTATGTCTATGTAGATTTATTAAGGAGAGCCTTGAATGATAAATGAAATACTTAATGAACTAACAGAGCAAATGGAATGGCATGAATTATTAGCAACACATGAAGATGATATAATAAAACAAGACGGACACACAATAGCAGCAATGTCATACAATAAAGCAATGCAAGTTATAAGAAAACATGCAACAGAAACCCAGCATTGAAGAGTATCTTCATTACATAGGCGCCACCGTGCCTGCTATGGGCAACGGTTGGCGCAAGATGAAGTGTCCGTTCCATTCTGATTCACATGCAAGTGCAGCAGTTAACTTTGACAAGAACGCTTTCATATGCCACGGTTGTGGAGTGAAAGGCGATACCTTTTCTCTTATCATGTACAAAGAAGGTGGTGATTACCCTGAGGCTGTCAAGTTCGCAACGTCAGTTCTTACTACAAGCAACACAGAGATACGCGGCAAGGATAGAAATAGCAACAGACTATCTAGCAAGCCGTCAACTCTCGGTAGAAGAGGCAAGCATCTTTCATCTGGGGGTGGTAGACGAACCGCTTCCAGGTCATGAGCCATACAAAGGAAGACTTGCTATCCCATACATCACGCCATCAGGCGTGGTTGATATTAGATTCCGTGGTATGAATGGCGAAGACCCCAAGTATATGGGTCTAGTAGGTGCCAAGACAACGATGTTCAACACACAGGCATGCTTTGTTGCAGACAAATACATATGCGTCACCGAAGGTGAGTTTGATTGCATCATGATGACAGTCAAAACTAATCACCCAACAGTGGGTATACCAGGGGCTAACAACTGGAAGCCACACTATGTTAAGATACTTGATGACTTTGATGTTGTTATTGTACTAGCAGATGGTGATGCAGCAGGGTTAGAGTTTGGTAAGAAAATCAGTAGAGAGTTAGGCAGTGTCAATATCATCAGCATGCCAGATGGTGAAGATGTCAATAGCATGATGATTAAACAAGGAAGCGAGTGGCTGGATGAGCGAATCAGAGAATGCGTTACCCCTGGATGATAGTTTCTGGGACCATATAGAACACATGGATTTTGCTATAGCCATACCAGTATCTGATACTAGAATGCTTGATATTATCAGCGCACTTCGTGATGTCTATGAGACTATATGTGAGGGTGAGTTAGATGAAGCCAAGATGTGCGTGACCGCATTGGCTGCCATCCTAGTAGCCAGCAAGTACGACAAAGCAGAAGAAGTATGGGAAGAGTTCTCAATCAAAGAAGCAATGCGTGACTTTGATGACCACATGAAGGAGATACTTGATGAAGAATCTTGAAGATGCTAAAGCAATTACAATTGAATTGCTTACAATCTTATACAGAAAGCATGAAGATTACGGTCCAATGAACATAGCAGGTGCACCTGGTGGTGCCATGAATGGACTGCGTGTACGCATGTATGACAAGTTGGCACGGCTATCTAACCTTGGAGATAACGACACGCCCAACTACGAAAGTATCGAAGATACCCTCATTGACCTTGCAAATTATGCCATAATCGGGTTACTAGTCCAACGCGGACAATGGGAAGGTATACCTAATGGTAAACAAAACAAAGCGGGTAGTGGTCTTAAGCGACCTTCAGATACCCTATCAACATAACAAAACCGTAGAGGCTACACTTGAGTTTATACAAGATTATAAACCAGACGAACTGTGGTGCGTGGGGGATGAACTAGATGCCCCCGAACCCAGTCGTTGGAACAAAGGCATGGCAGGTGAGTACGCAGAAACCCTGCAAGACAGTATAGATTTAACGCACGACATCATGGCTCGTTACCGCAGTGCTTTGGGTAACAAGCCATTTTACATTCAACGAAGTAATCATACTGACCGCATTGATACATATATGCGCAAGTATGCACCAGCCTTTATGTCACTCAAGTCATTAGAGATTGAGGAACTATTAGGTTACAGTAAGTTAAAGATTAATTACTTACACAAGATGCATGAACTACTACCTGGTTGGGTAATGGCACACGGTGATGAAGGCGCACTCAATCGTGCACCTGGGGCTACAGCACTCAACCTAGCCAAACGATTAGGCAAATCAGTAGTGTGTGGACACACACACCGCATAGGATTACAACATGAGACCACAGGATTTTACGGGAAAACCAGTACTTTATACGGGTTAGAGGTCGGTCACATGATGGACATTAAGCAAGCATCTTATCTCACATCAGGTGCTGCTAACTGGCAGCATGGCATCGGCATCCTAGTAGAACACAACCGCAAGGTTACACCATTTGCAGTACCAATTGTTAATGGCGAGGTCATCATTCCCTAATGACTTACATTGAAGAGTACAACGAGTTAGTACAACAACTCTCATCTGAATATGCAAAGCGTTATACTATGTTAGAACGTGATGATATAGGTCAAGAGTTGTGGGTATGGTTTGTCGGTCATCCCAATAAGTACAAAGAATGGTCAGCACTAGAACAAAAAGACCGCGACAAGTTAATTGCTAAGTCGCTGCGTAATGCAGCGCTTAAGTTTTGTGAACGAGACAAGGCTAAAAAGATTGGTTACGATACATCAGACTTATATTACTATGATGCATCAGTAGTTGAAGCCTTCTTGCCTTCTATTATAGGTGATACCTATGAAATCCCTACCAGTATTCAAGACCTCAATGCTAAGTTTGGTACTGGCATTGCATCAGATGGTAACAATTGGTTATCACTACGCTCAGATATAGCAGTGGCTTTCTATAAACTATCAGAAGCCAAACAAAATATATTAAGATTACGCTTCAGTATAGACTCACCTGACTGGGCATTACTATCCAAGGATATGGACACAACAGTAGATGGTGCACGGATGAAAGTTTCCCGTGCTCTAAACTCAGTAGTTAAAAATCTAGGTGGATGGAAGCCATACCATGATAGAGATACAAAACCTCAACCACAAGAAGATAAACCTATCAATGAAAATGAAGAAGAATGAACGACCTTAGAGGAGAGCCAGCCTTTGCTTGTATATGTGGCTGTAAAATGTTTAAAGTTATTGTCATGTGGGATGAGGGAACCAGAGCAGTTGGCTGGTATGATTTGAAACAAGAATGCATTGAGTGCGGTACATTAACTACCGCACCAACAGAGATAGACGGAGATTACTGTGCCTAACTACGACTTCAAATGCAGTACTTGCAATACAATACTTGAACTACAAGAGCCTACGCCACCAGCGTGTACTTTTTGTGGCAATGTAACAACACGTATATGGACATCTGTTGCTGTAAAGTTTAACGGCAGTGGATTTTATTCAACAGGGGGATAAATGTACAAACCTAGTAACACGCCTAATTGCGAGTCAACAGATACTGATTTGTTTTTTGTACCTGACGGACAAGGCACATACCCAGAAGTCAAAGCACTTAAAAAGATTTGTGGGTCATGTATAGTTCAAAAAGAATGCCTTGAATATGCACTTAAGTATAATGTTATGGGTTACTGGGGTAATACAACAGAGAATCAACGCCACAAAATGCGGCGACAACTTAATATAATACCAATAGCAATGTATCTAACATACAAATAGGAGAAACTATGGAACTATATCTAAGCATAGCACTAGGCATTGTACTAGGAGAACTAGGCAAGGAACTTCTTTATCGAATCCAAAACCTATGGTGGTCTTTGAAGAATCGGAACAAACTTAAGCCTGTTCTTTACAAGTGGGATACTGAAGAACTACTAGAGAAATAGAAAAAGACCCCCGCCAGGTAGGTTAATGTACCTGAGCGGGGGCTTCTAGTCTCTACGGGGCTGCTAAGCCCCTTAAACAGGGTGTTATCCCTTTGATGGGAAAGTGTCTTTTGGGTTAGCCCAACGCATAAGGATAGGCAATACAGATGCAATGCCTGCCATGCATAGGCTCTTGGGGTCAATCTTGCCTAAAGCGTAGGCTGTTGTAGCACCAGTTACAAATGCTCGCAGGTATGTACCAGCAATACTAGTAACTTGTTCTTTCATCTTCTTATTCATTTTATCTCCTAGTCCTTGAACTTTGGTGACCCAAAGCCAACTAT